GGCTCGCGGTCTAATCCTCGGCCTTGATGGTGATGTGCAAGCTGTCGAGCTTGTCGGCAACGGCCTTCTTGACAGCTTCCGCGATCTGGTCCGGGTCAGCGCCGAGGCTCTTGGCCATTGCGTCAACGGCTGCTGAGAGCGCTGTGATCTGCGCTGTGAGCTGCGGGATCAAAGTATCATGCATACGAATCACGTCGCTGGTGGCGTCGCTGATGATGTCCCTTGCCGGCCGGCCGTTCGGCAGCTTATGCAGCCACCCGCCATTGGTCAGGCCCGTGTCGTGCATGGCGAAGATGTCCTGGATCGCCGGTGACAGGCAATCTCGGACACATGCGCCGTTAGGCAGCTTGTGGGTCCAGATCTTCGTGACGTCTTCATCTGTCAGTGCCATTTCTTTTCCTTCCAGTAGGTTGTTTGCCTTATCGATGACCTGCTGAAACGGCAGGCCGTTGGGCGCGAGGTCCGGACAAGCCGCGTGATCGGTGCCTGGGATCTCCCTGTGCAACCAAACATTGCCCCTCAGTCCGTCGTGCCACAGTTTTTTCCACCCATACCGGCGCGCGATGTCGGCGCACAATCGGGCGCTTGCGTCGATGCACGCCTGGGTGCATACCGCGCCGTCAGCCATGCCGCCTTCGTGCTCGATGGAGATGGTCGAGCAGTTCGACGCATAGTTCGCGTCGGAATAGCTGCCGTCCGTCTCCGCGACGTATTGGTGGATCTCGCCCGTCGCGCCGACGCCGTAATGTGCCGATGACTGGCTCGATGGGTTCGCGAACGTCGAATCGGTGCCGGCGAGGTACCCAACCATGATGTGCAGCGTGATGTGCGTGACGCCGTAGCCGTTCCGGCCTGTGTAGTGGTTCGGGCTTCCTTTCCAGATGATCCCGTCCATCAGTCGCCTTCCTTGCTGCTGCGGAAGAGAGCGAGGATTGGGCTGTCATGCAGTTCCGGATTGATTTCCGACAGATTCTCAATGACACTCGCCACTTCTGTCAGAACGATGTAAACGCATGTCGGAATGATGATCGGCACGGAGAAGCCCATGTCAAGGACGCGCTGACCCTGTTCCAGGATCTCGGCCAAGGCCACGATCATGACGAAAGAGACCTTGTGCCAGAGCCCATCCCTCATTTTCCCGCTGCTGACATCGTGGTTCTTCACGGCCTTGGCGAAGCCGGTGAGGAAGTCCATGACGATCATGATGCCGACGATGCAGAGCGCCGCGATTTCCGTATCCAATTCCTTGCTCCTAACGTTCGATGCGCCATGCGAGAATGGCGCTGGTCCATGTGTTCTTCTTATAAGCAACCGAGCCTCTGAAGGCACGGAAGAAAATCTCACCCTCATTGATGGTGAAACCGGTCATCGGAGATGCGGAAGAAAGATTGTCAACACCGAGAACGTTGATGTCAATGCCTGCACCGGGTCGGAGACCGGCGGGGATTTTGCAGATTCCAGTCATATCCCATGCCGCCATGTTCCAGTCGCCGCCAGTGCGGATGACTTTGATTGGGCAGACGATGAGGTTGCCGGCGCGTCGGGGATAAGCGGCGATGCTGAAGTCCGGGTGGCTGAATGTCAGTTCAGGCACTGCCATGTCGGTCGCTGTCATGAGCTTGACCCATGCCGAGCCGGTCCAGACATACGCGCCGTTGTTCGCGGCGGTGGCGTCGGCGGTGACATAGCCGGTCTGACCGGTGACGCCTGTGGTATTGGCGAGCGTGTTGAGAGTGGTGGCGATGACGGGTTTGACGCCTGTGGGAGTGCTGCGTCTGTCCACTTGATCAAGCGCCTGCTCGAACGTGCCAGCCATGGCCTTGAACGAGTCCGGCGCGGTTGATACGAGGTCGGAGCCTTCGGGATATGAGAGCCCGTAGATGGGTGTCGTCGCTGTCATTGTGTGCCTTCCTTTCCATCGATGGTTGAAGCGTCTATGATCTGGATCATCGAGAGGTCGCATATGTGCAGGTCGAGCTGCTGCCAGCTGAGGGTGGATGGCAGGTCGGCCCATGTGATGCGGTTCGTCGCGAGCAGTCGAAGCGCGGTGAGCGTCGCGGCCTGGGTGAGTGTGGGCTTGCCAGCACCGGTATGAGAGCGTCCCGCCGATGGTTGTGATGGGGCCGGTGAATGCCGGGCGTCCGTCGGAGCCGGTCAGGGCCGATGCCTTGGCCTTGACGATGATGAATGGGCCGGATGGGCTTGCCTTGTACAGCCATGGAAGTCGTGCCGGGTCGAGCTGCGTGCTGTTGAACGTCACTGTCTCCGGTACCATGCGCAGGTCGTTCGATTCGAGCCATTGCGCGATGTTGGCGCGGTCCGTGTCGCTGACGTTTGAGGTGCCGCCGCTGTTCCATACGCCGCCCGAGTCGTCCACGGCGAGCATGTCGGAATCGATGGTGAGGCTCTTCTGCATGGCGGTCAATTGGGGTGGCAGACGGTTCTGGTCTCCCATCGTGATCTCCACGTCGTTGAAAGAGAGCTTGCCGTTGTCCGATTTGACGCGTTTCGCGTTGATGACGACCTGTGTCAAAGGTTCGGTGATGCTCAGATTCGTCGATGCTTCGATGTCGGCCGCCGAGAGCGCGTGTCGTGTCTCTCCGTCGGCGATGACGTTGAGTTGGCCGTCGGTTGACAGGTGCACGGCGATCGGGTCGGCGAGGAACAGCGGCCTGAGGGTTGATGCCGCGCCGTCGTAGACCTCATGCCATTGCGGGAGTCGCGGCGAGGCGGTGAGCCGGTGCAGCAGATCGAGCTGTGATGGGTGATCTGATGGCGTGTATGGCGCGACGCTTGACGGCAGGGCGAGCCCGTTCAGTTGGGCTTCCGGCGCTCCCTGCGCCGAGGCCCTGCGGTTCATCTCCTTGAGGCGCGCGGATGGCGTGCCTATCCAGTGCGCGCCGTCCCATTTCGCGGCCGTGTCTGTCGGTCCTTGGGATTGCAGGCGCTTCCACACGGCCATCCGCGATGTGGCGGAGAGGTTGAGCAGCCACCCGCCGTCGCTGGCCGGTTCGATGCTGCCGCCGGTGGAGACGGTGCCGGCGAACATCGTAGAGGCGGGCGAGTCCGGCGAGTCCGGCGAGTCCGGGGAATACGTCTTGTGGAGCGAGTCGATGGGGACGCGCAGATCTTCCCAGACGCCCATCAATGGCTGAAGATCTTGCCATCTGGGTTGATCGGAGAACTGCACGACCACTTTCATGCCGGCCAATGTCAATGCCTGTCCTGCGAGCCGTCCGGTGCGGTCGCGGAGGGTGAATGACATCACGGCAGGTTCGGGCTGGTCTTCGATGCCGTCGCTGCCCCAATCGATGGTGAAAGAGTCGAGTGCGGCGACGTCTTTGGCGGAGTCGTTCACCGGTGTCCAGCCGTTGCCGGTGTCGATGAACATGAAGCACTGCTGCATCATGACCTCCTTGCGTCGTAGTCGGCCAGAAGCCGTTTGATGGCCTTGGCGGTGCCGTCCTTGTCGATGACCTCGCCGTTGATCTCCACGTTCCAGGTGTTGACCACTGGCGTGGCCGTGTTGCCCTGGGCGGAGAGGTTGAGGGGCATGGCCGCTAGTCTGCGGTTGGCGCGGCTGATAGCGGTTTCGACGTGGTTGTCGAAACCGTTGTTGAGGCCCTGTGCGAAACCGGTCATGATGGCC